TGCAAGGCAGCGGCCACAGTGGCGTCCTTGCTAAAGCCGGGTGCCAGCAAAATGCCCGGGGTAAGCCCCAGTTTCGGGTAGACCTGCTGCACCACTTCAAGGCCGCTCACCTTGCCGGTGGCCGTGTCCACGCCGCCCACAATGTCGGCGGCAGTAACCTTGCCGGGGTCCAGCTTCTTTCCACTCACGGTCAGGGTGGTTGCCGTCTTGCTGCCGATCAGGGCGATAAGCAGGTTGCCCTCATCGTCAAAGCTCGCAGTGTAGTCCTCACCGGCCTTCAGCACGGCAGAG